CAGCACCTAGGACGGTAACGCAACCCGACCTACCATAAAAGATACAAGCACCCATTCATCCGAGTTTTCCCGACCGTGTACTCACGAGTCTTCGGTCCCAAAAGGGCCAGGAGGCTTTACGCCACTCTTCAGTAATTGTGCCTGCAGGTTCCGTACACAACACGACCTCACACTGGAGTCTCCCCCAGAATGCGCCGAGTAAGTCGGTCCCAAGCACGCTCATTGCGCCGAAGGACAACAGACTGAGTGGTCTGCATCTCTTTAGCAACAAGGGATGGGGCGAGATAGTAACACGCGACGTCTAAAAGACCAACATCGGAATCACTCATCTCTAATTCGCGCACTGGCTTCCCTAGCCGAGTGGACCAAACGGAACGAACCTGAATAGGCTGTGATGTTGGAAGGCGTCTGCAACTGATATCTTTGAAACTCTTCTCTTCAAGAGCAGACATACAGTCCTGATCCAAGTCCGAAGGACCATAGCGAACGGAGTCATCCTCAAGGTAAGACCAAGAAGCATCCTCAACGTTAACACCAAAGCTCCAGACCTTGAACGGCCTCAAACCCACACCACCCATCTCCTCAGGAACGAACCATGGAATACGAACAGCCTTGAGTAGCTGGTATTGTTTTCGAACAAACATCTTGTGAACCGCCAATCTGAGATCTGGCGGGCAAGATTCCATGAGTGCATGGTGCCGAGCACCTAATGACCCATATCGTTCATCATCGTAGACCGACGCTACACTCTGATTAATGCCGCCGGAGCGGGTCATCCCCATAACGAGACCAAGATTCACATACGGAACCAAGAGAAGTCGTTCCCCCTTCAAAACAAAGGAGGTGGAATTAATGTTAAGGTACGAATCATGAGAGTAAACCTTGCCCACAGAGGGTTCAAGGCCACAAAGAGACGCAACATCCTTCCAAATAGGCAGAAATGCAGGCGGTGCTCGCACTGCCCCATCATCACCGTTAACTACGGCGGGCACCGAGTCCAAAGAAGCCTCACGACCACTAAGAAACTCGAATGACTTACGCACCACAGCGGCGTTGACAAGACATAATACGATAAAGGAAACAACACTACCCATCAACTGTCCCCAGACTTGAAGTTCACCTTCAACAAGATGACCCGTAAGGGCCTTCTTGAACATCCTCCTAATGTCATCTGGAGCTTCCACCACATCACAAATTTCCTCAACACAAACCTCCGAGAGAAGGGGGTTTAAGAAATCAGTCGCCGACGAGTAGTCCAAAGAATGGAACTGACCCGGGTGTCCCAAGAGAACACCTTCTAAGAACTCGGCTGTAACTGTCTCTCCGATCAATGCGAACATCCTCTGTTTGCGCATGATACGGTGCAAGAATTTCTGGACTGGTTTGAGAGTG